CAGCCTTTTCCATGGAGCTTGACGAGAAGTTCTGCGATGTGATCGTCAAGCGATGGGAAGAATACACAGGGCAGAAAGCGCACCTGTGGAAAGATCCTCTGCAGGAGATCAGTCTGTGACTGAATTAGAAGACCTGATCTTCCGGGGGGGGGGGGTACTGCTCAGATGAGTGAGACGGGCGAGGTAAAAGGGAACTTTTACCGAACGGAGGTCATCGCTCAACTCTTCGGAGTCAGCGTCCGAAGGATCCAGCAGCTCACGCAGGAAGGCATCATCTCCACCACCGAGGTGATCGAGGACGGAAGGAAGCAGCGCAGGTATGACCTGGTTCCGACCATCCAGAAATACGTCAAGTACCTGTCCGACAAGGCCTACGGAAAACAATACCGGACCGAGAAGGAAATGGAGCTGCGCGAGCAGAAAATGCAGGCCGACATCGCTCTGAAGGAAAGCCAGGGCGAGCTGCACAGGCTGAAGACTTCCATCGCAGCCGGGGATTACATATCCATCGAGGAAGTCCGCCTGGACTATGCGAAGTTCTTCGTGGTTTTCAAAAAATTTGCAATGTCCCTTCCGGCGAGAGTGAGCGGCATGCTTTCCGGGCAGCTGGAGCCGCTCGAAGCCAGACGGATAGAAAAAGAGATCTCCTCGGAGATCTCTTCTCTTTTGAATTCGTTTGTGATTGCCGGAATTGTCGAACCGAAGGATGCGAAGGGCATCCTCAAAAATGGCGAGACGCAGAAGACTCTGGAAGAAGAAGTACCAGGTAACTGAGTACATCCGGGACGCGCTGCGGCAGCTGCAGCCTCCGGAAGATCTGACCGTTTCAGAGTGGGCGGAGAAATACCGCATCCTCAGTTCAAACACTGCCGCCATGCCGGGACCATGGAGGAATGACAAGACTCCATACCTCAAGGAGGTCATGGATGAACTTTTGAACTACGAGACGGAAGAGATCATCTTCTGCAAGTGTACGCAGATCGGCGGATCCGAGGCACTCCTCAACATGCTGGGCTACATCATCCAGCAGGATCCGTCACCTGCAATGATCGTGTATCCGAGCGACAAACTGGCCGAGTCGATTTCGGAGAACCGGATCCGGCCCATGCTGAAGAGCACTCCTGCCATTCGGAGGGTCTACCGTGAGTTCCAGTCCCAGAAGCTGGAGCTGCAATTTGAGGGGATGTACCTGACGCTGGCCGGATCCAATTCTCCTTCATCCCTGGCATCGAAGGCCATCAAGTACCTGTTCCTGGACGAGGTGGACAAGTATCCGGGCGCATCCAGCAAGGAAGCGGACCCGATCTCACTGGCCAGGGAGCGAACAAAGACCTTCCGAAACTCGAAGATCTACATGACATCGACACCGACCATCCGCACCGGACAGATCTGGAAGGCTCTGGAGGGTGCCGACATCGAAAAGCACTACTTTGTGCCGTGTCCGCACTGCGGCGAGTTCATCGAGTTAAAGTTCCGGCAGCTGAAATGGCCGGAGGAGAAGGAAGGCATGACCGCTTCAGAGCGAGCGGACCAGGCCGTGTATGTCTGCCAGAAATGCGGATGCGTGATCACGGATCAGCACAAGGACCGGATGCTTCGCTTCGGCGAGTGGCGGACGGTCCGGGAAAATAACGCGGTACACCGGAAGGTCGGCTTCTGGATCAGCACGCTCTACTCTCCCTTCGTCCGCTTTTCAGAGATCGCTCTGGAGTTCATGCAGAGCAAGGACGATCCGGAGAAGCTGCAGAACTTCGTCAACTCCTGGCTCGCAGAGCCATGGGAAGACACCAAGCTGAAGACCAGCGCGGACACGGTGATGGAGCGGCAGACAGACGTGCCGGAGTACCAGATCCCGAACTGGGCGCGGATGCTCACGGGCGGCGTGGACGTGCAGGAGACGTCACTGTACTGGACGATCCGGGCCTGGGGAAACTTCATCACTTCTCAGAACATCTGCCACGGGCAGGCAAGCTCCTGGGCAGACATCGAACGAGTGATGAACCTGGCCTACCAGAAGGAAGACGGCGAGCAGCTGGTCGTGGCCCTGTGCCTGATCGACTCCGGATACGATGCCGACAGCACATACGACTTCTGTGCGAACAATTCAGACTGGGCACTGCCGGTCAAAGGCTCCTCCAATCCGATGATGAGCCACTTCAAGCTGTCCAAGATCAACAAGCCGGACAGCCGGGCCTACGGCATGAACCTCGTGCTGGTGGACGGCGATAAGTACAAGGACATGATCGCGGCCAGGATGAAGAAGGATAACGGGACCGGAGCCTGGATGGTCTATGACGGATGCGACCAGGAATATGCAGAGCAGGTCACTGCCGAGCACAAGGTCAACGTCAAGTCCGGAGGCCGCATAGTTCAGAGGTGGGCACTGAAGCACAGTCACGCGGACAACCACTACCTCGACACCGAGGTGTATTCGATGGCCGCTGCGGACATCATGGGCGTCAGGTCGATGCACCTGGACGAGGAGCCGGAGGCGAAGAAAGAGTCTCCGAAACAGGATCCTCCCTCTCCGGAAGAGAACTGGATCCGCGCAAACGAAAACTGGGTATAAGGAGGAATGACCTATGGCAGAGATAGCAAGCACTCCTGCTGAGCGGCTCGCGCAGGTGCAGGAAGCCATCGTCAAAGTGCTTTATGGCGGTCAGTCCTACCAGATCGGATCCCGTAAGCTGACCAGGGCAGACCTTTCCCTCCTCCGCGAGATGGAGAAGGAG